CAGCAGGTCACTTACCGTCCGCTCTTCCGCGGGAACATGCGTGAGACCGACGAGACGAGCTTCACCCCACCTGTGCAGACAGTTTTCGAATGGATAATCCGCAATCGAAGGAGGCGAAGGTGATGGATAAGATCAAGCTCTCAATCATAGCCCTTGTAGCCTCGGCTATAGTTATCCTCGCGGTCTTCTTCACTGACGACGAGGTCGAGGCGCAACTTGGCCCGCCGAACCAAATCCAGTGCAACCAGACAGCTATTCTCAATGCGGCTGCTGCTGGTACTACCCAGCTAGTAACTGGGGTAACCGGGCAACGGGTGTATATGTGTGGTTGGCACTTCACAACCACAACCACCGCAGGGACGTTTCAACTCTTGGTTGGAACTGGGGCCACTTGCACAACACCCACCAACTTTACCCCTGCAGTAGCAATCTCTAGCACTGCGCCCTCCGCCGATCATATTGAGTTTGTCTCTCTAAATGGTGCTGCGGGCCAGAGTTTATGCGTAACAACTGTCACATCTGCCACGATTACTGGGCAGGTGTGGTTCTCACAATTCTAGGAGGCTCTCATGGCTCGATGGAAACTAGATGAACCGCACTACCTCAACTCTCCCGGGACCTCTTGGGAACAGAAGGAAGTCGATCGGATAACAGGGAAGCAAGTCCGCAAGGTCTACCCCGTCCCGCTCCACGTCGACCCGAAGAACGAAGCGGATTGGACTCATAAGGAAGACTCCGACGACATCCCTGGAGGAGGGATCATGGTCTGCTGGGAGGGCAAAGGCGGCCCTCGAGATATTGTCTTCATTGGGCCTCCCACCCCAGCGATGACGCCCTTCGATGAGGAAGCGAAGGCCGAGCACGCTAAGCACAAGTGGGCCGATCCAATCAAAGACTTTGATATGGGGATGACCTACTCGGAGAAGCTCCTCGTTGACCTACAAGGGCAGATGGCGGACGCGCTGACGAAAGGTCGGGGCTTTGGCGGAAGCGACAACTCCGAACTGATCGCTTCGCAGAAGGCCATGAACGAAACGATGACCATGATGGCGCAGGTCATGGCGCAGAACGCGCAGCTTCTCCAAAGCCTCGTCGGTCAGAGGAGGTTCTAATGGCCCGTAAGCCCAAGCCGAAACCGAAGCCTAAGCCGGGAGGAGGCTACTAATGCCTATCTCCTCTACTGGCGCACAGACGATTGGACCTGCCTCCGGCGGGAAGGTAACTCCTATCAACAATCTTGGGTCCTCTCCAGCCCAAGTGATTGGAGCTAATCAGTATCGGCAGAGCATTACCTTCCATGCGCCAGGGTCCAACGATGTCTTTGTTGCCCCGACTGTTCAGGCGAACGGCGCAGCCCTTGTCCCATCGAACGTCCTTCTCGGTGGCTGCTTCCGCGTCCCAGCCGGTGGCCCGCCATTGACCTTGACTGGAGAGTGCCAAACCCCTTGGCAAGCCTTCGTCCTTGCGGGAACGAACCAACCTTTGACCGTCTCGGAGTCCAACGTATGAAAACCCTCCAGCTTGTGCGAGCGTTTCCCCCCGCGATCCTCCTCGCGCTTGCGCTTGCTGGAGGGCCCTCTTCTGCCCAGGTTATCTCCGGTGGTGGTCCGCAGAGGATTCAGCTGCTCGGAGCGTTGACTCTTTTCGTCGACGGCTCCACTGGGAACGATAACAATAACGGCCTCGTCGCTGGCTCTGCCTTTGCTACTATTACTAGAGCCGCAACTGTTGCCTCCAACAACTACGACACCCGCGGTAACAACGTCACCATCCAACTCGCTGTGGGTCAAACGTGGACTAACCAGAACATCGCCGGCGGCCTCCTTGGCGGCGGCGCAATTATCCTCGACGGCGGTAACGGAACCATCACAGGCAACGCCGGTAACGGCCTTTTGATCTCTGGCTCTCTTGGCAGCGACATCACCCAGAGCTCGACCTTCCTCATTATCCAGAATGTCACCTTCACTTGCTCCAATTCCGGCAACGGCCTCGTCGCCCTGAATGGTATCGTGGGCACTGCCGCCGGCATAACCTTCGGCTCCTGTCCGGGCGGAACCCATAAGATCTCCGACGGTGGCCTTAGCCGTCTCTCTGCCAATAACAGCTACACGATCTCTGGCGGCGCGCTTCGGCATATGCAAGCGACTGCTGGAGGCCACGTTGACGACAACCAAGCAATCACGGTCACGTTAACTGGTACCCCTGCTTTCTCCGGCGCATTTGCCCTTGCGGATCAATTAGGCAAAGTCACCGGCCTCGGTGTAACCTATTCCGGCGCAGCCACTGGAATTCGCTATCAAGCAGGGAACAACTCCAGCATCACCACTGGCGCCTCCGGGCCGAACTACTTCCCGGGGAATGCCGCTGGCTTCGTGACCTCCGGCGGCCGCTACGACGCGCCAGGTACTCCTGCAGTCACCGCGTGCGGCACAACTCCAGGTTCCCCTTCCGGAACCGACCAGTCCGGAATCGTTCAAGAGGGAACGACCGCAACTGGCTGCACGATCACCTTCACGACCCAGAACCAGCCTAAGGCTTGCACCGTCGGAACGAACAACGCCACGATCCAAGCAGGCTTGACCTTATCGATAAGTGCCACACAGCTAATTCTAGCTCATCCTAGCGTATCCAGCGCGTTCGTCTTTTGGATCTGCCAATGACCGTCTCCACAACGCTTAACAAGATTATCTACCTTGCCAATGGCGCGCAGGTTCTATTCACCTTTCCGTTCCCGGTGATCTCCGCGGCTAACCTCCAAGTCTTCGTCACCGATGCTTCCGGGAACGTCGTTCTCCAAGCGCCTTCAGCCTACACCGTCCTGCTCAACCCAGCTACAGGCACAAACCCAACACAAGCCGGTGGCTCTGTGACCTTTGGCGTTGCGCCAGCGAACGGATTTACCGTCACGCTATTCCGCAATCTTGCGCTGACGCAGTTGACCTCCTTGGCGAACCAGGGAACCCTCTATCAGCCCGTCGAAGAAGCTGCGCTAGACTATGAGATGATGGTTTCCCAAGGAATCCTTGAGGTCCAATCCCGCGCCCTAGTAGTTTCTGTCTCCGACCCAACCCCATCCGCACTCCCAGCGGTTGCCGCTCGGGCTAACCTTGGCGCAGGCTATGATTCCTTAGGGAATCCGATCGCTATCTCCCTCGCCCCCGCAGGAACGATCTCCTCCGCGATGGCTCCAGTCGTCGGCGCTGCCTCTCTTTCCGCAGGCCGTACCGCTTTTGGCCTTGGCAATATCGCCACCGGCAATGTCGGAGCGGGGTTACAGAACGTTAGTGGAAGCATTCGCGTTGTCTACCCACTTAATCTCGATTCAACCCCTATAACCATCGGCGTCGGAAACCACCTAGACCGCCATTACCTAACCGCTAACGTGACCTACACCCTTCCGTTGGCCTCGACGTTGTTCAACGGCTTCGGCTTTTGGGTCACCACCGAGTCCTTCGTGGCCACGCTGGCTATCAACGCTGCGGATGTATTCAACGGGATGTCCACTGGCGTTAGCCTCATCGTAGGCCCAGGACAGACAGTCTTTATCCAGACCAACGCCGGCGGGACTTGGTTTGTTGACTACGGAAACCCGATCAGCCTGAATTCAGCGCTGAACCTTCAGATCAATGCCTCTGTCGCCGCTTCCGCCTTGACTATTGCGCTGAAGGATCGGAACGGCAACGACCCGTCCGCTACCTCTCCAATCATCGTCGGTGTTCGCGACGCGGATTCAACCAAGGGAGATCCGGCCGCTCTAGCCGTTGGCGTTCCTCTATCCCTGACTGTCCCTTCCGGCGCAACCCTTGGCACGGTCAACGGTCAAGCCAATCGGATTTGGCTCGGCCTATTTAACAACGCTGGAACTCCAGTCCTTGGGGTATACAATTCCCTTTCTGGATCGAATATTCTCGCTTGGGACGAAACCACCCCGACCACTGGCACCGCTATTTCCGCAGGCTCGACTCTTGCCCAGACATGGTACACCGCCTCTGGCGTCACGACCAAGCCATTCCGCATCCTTGGCTACATCGAATCGACCCAGCCGACCGCAGGTGCGTGGACCGTCGCTCCGTCGAAGCTACAACTCTTCGGGCCTGGGGTCAAGCGCCCGGGAGACACTGTCCAGGAGGCCTCTGCTACTAGCACGACCGCAGGCACCACTACCTCCGCAACCTACGTTGCGCTAACCACCGGTCAGACGATTGTGATCACGCCACAATCTGCTGCGGATTTGATTCGCGTTGAGACTATGGGTACGCTCAGTAATTCTGCTAGCGCAATTTCTAACAATATACGCCTTTCTCGTGGGGTGGTTGCGGCGACCAATTTATTCGGCAATGTGGTTGGCGACTCTATTACAATTGGCAACACCGCTTCTGCGGTTGCTGTTGGTTACGACATACCAAATACGATTGCTGCCACAACGTATGCCGTGCAAGGATTAACCTCCGCAGGCACGCTGAGCTACGGCGGCGCTCCTCTTACAACGATTATGTCGGCAAAGGAGATCTTCATCTAATGCCTCTCAAATCAGGCCCTGGCGCTGTTAGCGCCAATATCCGTGAACTCATGACCACTGGTCGGCCGCAGAAGCAAGCGGTTGCAATTGCCCTTCAGAAGGCACGCAAGGGCGCCAAGGTCGGGATTCTTCGAAAGAAGCTTCGCACTGATGGCGATCTCGTCAGGAGTAGGTAATGGCTGAACCGGAATTCTCTGAAAAGGTCTACCTTGAGCGGATTGCGCGGGACATGGCGACCGTCAAGCAGATGCTGGCTAAGGTCGTCAATTACATGGTCGAGGCGGAGTCCGAGGTTTCGGAGAAGATGCGTCGGTTCATCATGTACATGCACGACCTCCACGACGTGACCTTCATGTACACCCAGATGGGGCACGAGCCCCCGCCGCACATAAAGCGAGAGATGGAGCGCTGCGATGATCGCTATCGACAGCTTCTGGAAGAAGCCCATACCGACGGAGGGACATTCGAGAAAGTCCGCCGGGAGATGGCGAAGGATCCGCTGAATCGATGGGATCATACTAGGCAGATAACTAAGAAGGAGACACCATGAAGACTCAGTTCGAGTTGGATATGATGAAGTCAATGGCGGCTAAGCGCGAGTTAGTGCGCCAGAACCTTCGTGAGCAGGGATACGATGTTGTTGATGGAGTTGTCACCGAACTTAAGGAGTCCCAAGATGAAACAAGGCCGCGCTACACGTGACGTTTCCGAAGGTCAGCCGAAAGGCCGACCTTACGCGATCAACCAGAACTTCCCTTCCCAACTCGGCACCGCTATCGACCCTGCGGCTGTCGAGAAAATGAGGGATGGGCCTGGATTCACTCCCTTCGGCCCGACGGATGGGATGGGCGCAGGCCCTGGGGCTAACCGGAAGGTCCGACCACACGGAGGACAGGGGAGTTATTGATGATTATCTCTCCACCTTACCCTCCCTGGGTAACCAATCGACTTGGTGACTCGAACACGAGGGACGGACGAGCGGAAGTCAACCAGCATCTAGCCGACGACGGCTACGCTGAAACAGATCCTCTCAAGTGTAGGCAGAGCGTATTCAACAAGGGCGTCCAAGGACGCTTTGAATAGGAGGCTAATGTGAGTTGGGAGAATGTTAAGACACTTCTACAGATCGTCGAGTATGCGCGTGACCACGGGCCGGCGCTAAAGGAGCTCCACGACCATGCGATAGCGGTGCTTGCCGCGGTGGATGTGAATGCTCTCTACCATCAGTCGCAGGTCACTGAAGGTGTGGAGGAGTAAATGGCAAGAGACATTCTCGGCGAATACGGCCCTGAGCGGACCCTTGGCTCACGCGGTTCGAACCAAGGGCGGACGCAACGGGACGTAAACGACTACCAACCACCGACGCGGGTCAAGACCCCCACCGATCCAAAAGGTGTGGGCCTTCATGGCGATAACTGCGGCCCACAAGGAACGCAGAATTACCACGCAAGTAAGCAATCCTCTGGGGGCCCGGGGCTTGGCGGTGACGCTCCTCGTCCTTCTGGACAGCAAGGACGGCGGTGATGGGATATCCTATAATCTTGAATGGTGATCACGCTGAGTTCGAGCTTGAGCACGCCAACACTCCACTGAAAGATCGTCCTGATTGGCCATTGCCATCGTTCGACGCAAGGGATTGGGCAGAGGCCTTCAATGAAATGCTTGTAAGAAAAGGACATCAACCATTTGATCCTGGGCTTCTGATCACGTGGTTCGCCAATGCTCTTATGCGCGGCTACGATGAGGCTAGGAAGTGACCTCCATCGTCGACATCGCGAACCGAGCGCTGACTGGAATCGGCACTCGGTCGCAGATTGCTTCGTTATCCGAGCAAAGTAACGAAGCGATCCAGTGCAACATCTACATCGATACCTGCCGACGCCAAATACTCCGGATGGCTCCGTGGAACTCTGCGAAGAACTTCAACACAATGACTCTCCTCTCTGCCGCGCCTGGGACGCCGGAGAACCCCACTGCAGGATCAGTGACTTGGACCAAGGGCCTACCCCCACCGCCTTGGGCCTACGAGTATATGTACCCTGCTGACTGCCTCCGTCCGCTATTCATCGTTCCGCAATACAACACTGGCTTTGCGCCTGGAATCCCTATCACCACCGCCGTCACTGGCGGTCCTCCGCAGTTCTGGAACGGCCCGCCGGTTAAGTTCGAAGTCGGGATCGATCAAGTCGTCAACGGAGTCCCCGCAACGGGAGGCCCAGATGTCAAGGTTATCTGGACGAATCAGGAGTTCGCCGTCCTTGCGTACCTCAAGGATCTTAGCGATCCGAACGTTATGGACGATCAACTACAGGAAGCGTGGGCTATGTTCCTCGCTTCGCGTCTTGCCATCTCTCTATCGGGCGATAAGGCGTTGGCGAACATCCGCACGAAGGACGCCAACGACATTATCCAGATAGCGCGAACGAGCGATGCGAACGAGGGGCTGACGATCAACGACGTTACTCCTGATTGGATTAGAAGCAGAGGGGTTGACTTCTCTTGGGATTGGGCGTGGACGCCTGGATGGGGGACGATTGATTTTGGCGGGCTACTTCCGGCTTTCTGATGTCTGAAAACGTAATCCAGACATCATTTAGCGCTGGTGAGCTTGCACAGAGCATACTCGCCCGCACGGACCTTGCCGCCTACCACCAAGGCCTAGCGAACTGCCGCAACTTCTTCGTCGATTACCGTTCCGGTATCTCCTCCCGCCAAGGGACTGACTTCGTCCTCCAAGCCCGCTCTTTGGGCTCCATGCTAGTTCCGTTCTCCGTCTCGACCACCGTCAACTACGTGATTGAATTCGGCGACTTCTACTGTCGCTTTATTAACAATAATGGCTCCGTCCTCGAATCTCCCTTTTCCATCTCCTCCATCACCAACGCTTCCCCTGCCGTAGCCACTGTCCCGACCGCGCCTTGGTCCACAGGAGATTGGATCTTCATCACCGGCGTTGTTGGGATGCTTGCGATCAACAACCGCTACTACCAAGTCTCTTCCAACATCGGCGGACTCGTTACTCTCAACGACGTTAACGGAAATCCGATCGATTCCACCACCTTCGGCACTTACTCCTCCGGCGGAACCGCCTCTCGCGTCTACACTATCCCTTCTCCCTACGCTGCGACGGACCTCTACCCAACGACTACTAATCCCGGGCTGAAGTTCGCTCAGAGCGTTTCCGTCCTTTACATAACCCATCCTAACTATCCACCGACGACCCTCTCCTTCCTTGCTCCGACTAACTGGGTTTTCGCTTCTGTTCCCTTCGGCACTCCAGTCCCTACCCCTACCGGCCCGACGCTCTCCGTCTCGATCGTCACTCCTCCATCCACCGCGGTGAACACGACCTACCAGTACGCAATCACCGCGGTGGATGGAACAGGCCAGGAATCTATTCCTGTCTTGACCTCTCAAGTGACTGTCAATGGCAACATCGGCACGACTGCAGGAACCGCGACTATAGGTTGGAATTCTGTTATTGGAGCGGTTAGCTACAACATCTACAAGGCCCAGGTCTCCTACACCGGCACGATCCCATCCGGCGTGGCCTTTGGTTTTGTCGGCGACGCAACGGGAACGTCCTTCATTGACTCCAACATCCTTCCAGATTTCACTACCTCTCCCGCGTTCACCAATTCCTTTCCATTTAACGCTAATAACCCGGGCGCAGTCAGCTTCTTCCAGCAGCGAGTCTACTACGCTGGATCCACGACCTTCCCCGCAACTTTCTGGGCCTCTCAGCCCGGAGCCTTCAACAACTTCGACTCCTCCAATCCGATCCAATCCTCTGATTCCATCACCGGAACGATTGTCTCGAACCAGCTGAACCAGATTCGCCACATGCTTCCCATGCCTGGGGGCCTGATTTTCCTCACCGGCCGCGCTGCCTTTACCCTCACGACAGGCCAAGGTGCGAACTCTACCCTTGCAGTTACTCCGCTCAACGCCACTGTGATGCCACAAGCCTACAACGGAGCGTCAGATGTCAAGCCGATCGTGGTCAACGAGGACATTATCTACATCCAGGCGAAGGGCTCAATCGTTCGAGATCTTGCCTACAATATCTACGCTGCGATCTATACAGGAACCGACATCTCTGTCCGATCCAACCACCTATTCTTCCAACATACTATCTCCCAATGGGCCTACGCTGAAGAGCCTTTCAAGCTTATTTGGTGCATCCGCGACGACGGAATCCTCCTCTCGCTGACTTTCATGAAGGAACAGCAGATCACTGGCTGGGCGCGTCACGACACCCTCGGGCTGTTCAAGTCCGTGATCGCTATCCAAGAAGGCCAAGTGGACGCGCCGTACTTCATCGTCCGCAGGACCCTCCCGAACGGGACGCAGGTCGAGTGGATCGAACGAATGATGGAAAGGAACCTTACCTATGGAGCAGAAGACTCGTGGGCAGTCGATGCAGGGGTGCGATCATCCCTCGGTACGCCCGCCGCAACCATCAACATTTCAGGATCCTCGGGTAGTGTATCAATTTCTGCCGGGGCGAGTGTGTTTACTTCCTCCTCTGTTGGCCAGATCCTTCGTGCTGGCGGAGGCATTATCACAATTTCCGGCTTCGTCTCTGCCACCCAAGTCAACGGCACCGTAACGCAAGCGATCACGCAGCTTCTTTCGAATGGCCTTCCTTCCCCATTCGCCTCTGGCACGTGGTCGCTTGCAACCCCTGCGACGAAGTTCTTCGGCCTAGACCACTTGATTGGACAAACGGTCTCGATCAACGCTGACGGAGGCGTTGTCACTCCGCGGGTGGTCGCTTCTGATGGCTCGATAACTCTTGCTTCCCCTGCAACAAAGGTCACCGCGGGTCTAGGCTTCCAGGCACAAGGCCAGACGATGCCGCTAGACGTAGGCGAGCCTACGGTTCAAGGGAAGCGGAAGAAAATCGCTGCGCTGAATTTCAAGCTGTCCCAAACCCGCGGGCTCAAAGTCGGACGGACCCTTCAGACGTTGATCGCAATGAAGGATATGAATATTTCCGTTCCAATCAACTCCCCGATCCCTTTGATCACCGGAGACGCACGCCTTATCGTCGATCCTCTCTACGACGTTCCTGGGCAGATTTGGTGGCAGCTGGATGATCCGCTTCCGGCGACGGTCCTTGGGGTTATCCCTGAGGTGGTCATTGGTGACACGAAATGATCGTGACGATCGAGCGCGTCTCCTCCTTCAACCTCCGCAACCTCCTCGGCTACGATTGCTCCGAGGAGCGCCTTCGACAGCACTTGGACTGCCTGACGAGATCCACTGGGATCTGGCTCGGCCGCGCCGATGGCGTCGAGGCTTGCGCTATAGGGGTTATCCCTTTGACAATCTTCTCCGATAGGGCCTACCTTTGGTCGATCAGCACGAGGATTTGCGAGCAGCATCCGCTACGCTTCATCCGCTGGTCAAGGAAGGTCATGGATGAAATCCTGTCCCTCTATCCTAACTTGTTCGGCTTTTGCGGATGCTCCAACGCTAGCGGGCGACAGTGGCTTGAGTGGCTCGGCGCTAAATTCGATCCCTTTCCTATCAACGACGGGCATTATGGATTCAAGATCGAAGGCCATGACCTTGTAGGCTACAGGATAACCCATGGTTGACTTTGGCATTGGGGAAATCGGCCTAGCTATGACGCTTATGGGTGGAGCCACTGCTGCTGGTGGCTCCATCTTTGGCGGCGAAGCTTCCTCCTCAATGTACAAGTACAAGGCCGCTCTTGCGGAGCAGAACGCGAAGATTGCTAAGCAGAACGCGGCCTATGAGCTTGCGCTTGGCGAGTCTCAGGCGCAACAGCAAGGGATGAAAACACGGGCGACTGTCTCCCAGACCCGTGCTACTCAAGGAGCCGGAGGGCTAGACGTTAACACAGGCTCTAACGCAGCAGTGCGGACCTCCGAACTCCAACTCGGTCAGTTCGATCAAGCGATCCTCCGCAACAACGCTGCTCGTCGGGCTTATGGCTGGGAAGTCCAGGCAGTGCAAGAGACGGCTGAAAGCCAGCTAGACACAATGGCAGCGAGTAACGCTAAGACTGAAGGTATGCTTGGAGCCTTCACGTCCATTCTTGGCGCTGGAGGAAGCTTCTCTAGCAAGTGGATGCAGGGCCGCGGGGCGGGGATCTGGTAGATGCCACAAGTGCCCTACTCCCCTGTTCCTAGCGCCAGCCCAGAGAACATCCCCTCTCCGCTTATGCGAATTCAGGGCATCACTCCTGAAGCTTTTGGCGTTAACGTTGGCCGTGCTATTGAGCATCTTGGTTCCACCGAACAGCAAGTTGGAGGAGAGCTCTTCCAACGCGCCGTCGCGATGCAAGAGCTTCGGAACGAGACCGAAGCGACGGAAGCTAATGCCCAGCATGACCTAGGCGCTCGGAAGCTTCAGACCGACTACACGCAAAAGATGGGCCTTGATGCAGTCAACGGCCTCGAAGACCACCAGAAGGCGCAGGACGATTTGCGGAAGAGCATCCGCGAAGGCCTGTCCAACGACCGAGCTCGGAAGAACTACGATCGTATCTCTCTCTACACTATGAACCGAGAGCTCGGCATCGCTGCTTCCCACGCAGCGCAGCAGAATAAGACCGCAGCGCACGGAGCATCTGTAGCAGAAGAGGAGATGCACAAGGACTCCGTGCTAGCGCATCCTGACGACGCAGATAACTACAACCACGCGCAGCAAGGGATTAGAGACGCAGTTCTCAGGAGGTCAGCTTTAGAAGGCTGGGGCGATATCCAGACGAAACAGGCGCTCGCGAAAGCGCAGTCTGGCCTGACAACCGCACTTATTGAAGGCAAGCTTCGTCACGATCCGTATTCCGCAAAGGACATCTTTGACGCTAATCGGCAGTATATGGACGCGAAGGATATTCAGCACATCGAGCCGAAGATCCAGAACCAAAATCGAATAGTCGGCTCTCGGAATATCTCCGATGCAGTCAATTCTGGTTGGGCTCCTTACATGAAGCCTGGGGAGATCGCTAAAACTAAGGATGTTCAAGAGCCGCTGAATCGAATAATGCAACAGGCGCAACGGGACAATCCCAACGTTCGTTTCACTATCATCAGCGGCCAACGCACTGTTGAGCAGCAGATGCGTCTTTTCCAAGAGGGTAAGACCACCACGATCCACGGCTCCAACCATCTAGCTGGCCGAGCTATTGATATACAACCCTTGGAAGGAACCACTTACGAACAGGCTGAGGCCTCGATAAAGGCTGCCTCGGCCAAGCTCGGCATCCCCATCGGCGATGAGCACGATAGGATTCGATCGTGGGATCCTGGACATTACTCCCTTCCGAAGGAGTATGATGTCGGTTCTGCCCCAAAGCATGTAGACGAACCTTTGACAAGTAGGCTCGACCGCGGAGTGCGCTACGCGGAAAGTCAGAACACCGACGATCCGTTATTTCCTGACGTAGTCAAGGATCGAATTGGAACGGACTGGATTAAAACTGATAGAATTCGCCGACAGACTGATGCGGATAATACCAATATGGTCCTCGAAGGTATCCTCAATCGTGGAGATGGTAGGCCTGCGGCGAATATGGACGACCTCCTTGCTGATTCTGCACGGAGGGCTGCCTACGATGCGCTACCGCCAGATAAGCAGAGGCAGATTCCTGGGAAGATACTTGGGTACAACAAGTCGCTGGAGCAGCAGACTGATCAGGCGTACAAGACGCAGCTTACTGGGATGCTGAAGGATAGCCCCGAGGAAGCTATCAAGGTCGATCCGATGGATCCTTCTCTCCCTCTAAGCCAGAGGGACCGACAGTGGTTTATAAACCAGCAGAAGATTGCGAAAAGGAATAGCTTAGAGAAAGACCCACAGATCTCTCGGGCTTTGAGAATCTTGGATCCGATGATCAATGATCCTAATCTGCACTTAGATAAGAAAAATAATCCAGAGGAGTACCACGAGTTCGTTGGGGTTCTCGCTCAGGTGCTGGAGGACCAAGCTAAAGAAGGAAAGAAGCCAAGCTTTGAGGAGATACAGAAGACAGGAAAGCAGCTACTCTATGGGATTGCTACTAAGAAGTGGTTTGGCTTATTTGACGCCACGAAGCCGCTATACAACATCGGCAATACACTATCTCCCAAGGAGCGGGACGACATCCGACAGGAGATGATGAAGGACGCTCCGGGTAGCGAAGTCACGGATCTAATGATTGACATCGAAGCCGCCCGGCAGGCTTGGCAACAACTCTATGGCAAGAAGAAATGAGCAACGTCTACGACTTCGACGAATCTCGCAAAGCCTTCCTCGCTTCTGCCGCAAGCAGCTTGAGCGTTGCCGAGCATAGTCCAGACGACGCAGCTCGCGCCTTCGAACTTAGCAAGGCCTCAGGCGTCGACGCGACTACCATCGCCAATAACAAGGACCAATTCGAGCAGGACTTCCAGACCCATCTCGGCGGCCAGATCACTCGGCAAAGCCCTGCGATTACCTCCTTCCTCAATGCCCATCCGCTCCACCCTGCCTTGATCAAGGACGACCTTGGAGCCTTGGATCAGTTCTCTTCTAGTTACTCCAAGATGACAAGTTGGCATCCCTTTGGCACAGTCTATTCCTCCTACGCCCAAGCATCTGCGCCTTCGGAGGACTTCGACCCTATTCCATTCCAAGCTGCAGCACAACGGCTGGCACAAGCGGCTAGACCTTGGGCAGGGCGGCAGAAGGGCCTTGCCACAAGGGTTCCTGAAGCAGTTACTTCCTCCCTGCTTTGGAACTCGACCGTTGGTTTGGTTCAAGCTGCGCAAAGGCTTACTGAAAAGGCTCTTACCGGCGAGCTCCATCGACAAATTCTATCTGGAGATATTACTTCTGAGACTGCTGGTGAGTCTCTAGCTGTTGCAATGGCGGTTTCTGCCGGACTTCGGGTTGGTCGGCCGCAAGGGATGGAGCTTCGCGAAGGCGAGATCCTTCCCCCTGAGGCTAAGCCTCCACCCATAGAGGGCTTACCGGAGCCCGGGCCGACGATTGAAGGCGAACCGACGGATATGAGTCGGAGGGGGTTTCTCCAAGGGGTAGGTGCAGCAAGCGCAGCGGCGGCGCTGCCTAAAGGAATTATCAAAGGCCCACTTGAGCGCTTCCAGGAAACACTCGCCCCCTGGTTTCAGCGAGTTCAAGCTGAGGGGATGGATGTCAGCGGACTTGTTCAACAACTAGAAGCTATCGCCAAGGAGGCCGAAACCCTCCGTCCTTGGGCCGAAGCTGGCGAAGAGCCTCCCGCGGGGATCTCTCAGATTGCGGATAAAGGCCGGGAGGAGCAAGCCAAGCTCGATCAAGACATCATCAAAGAAGCCATCGACGACGCTAAGGCAACGGCGCTAAAGGAGCGGAGCCCGGAGAAGTTCGCCGAGTTCCTTGACCACCACCCTCAAGGAACGATCGCGATTGAGAAGGAGGCTATCCTTAAGTTCCCAGATGCGTTCAAGTGGATCCCGTCCGTTGGCGTCCCTGAAGGAAAGGTCGAAGTCTCGGCCAAGGACTTTATCGCTAACTTCGATCCGGAGCTTTGGTCGGAGGTCAAGGATTTTGTGTCAAGGGGAGGGATGACGAAAAATGAGCTTGAAGGGCTGAAACTAGTAAAGGAAGAACCACCTGAACAAGTGGCCACACATGCGGTGGAGGTTGGTGGTAAAGTATATACAGGCGATACACACCTTGGAGCTTATAATGAAGCTCTCAAGGAATATGGTGGGGTTGACCCTGGTGGCAGTAAGCGTAATCTATTTCAGACCTCTAGGGGAAGGATAATTACCCAGAAGGAAGCAATAGATTTATCACGCGAATCACTTGGCCTTGAGCTTGGTGATCCAGTCGTAGCCTCCTTCCGCAAGGTTGCGAAAAAGCCTCCGGATAGGGTTGAGAAAGAATTATTTGGCTGGAATCTCGAACAGTTTGAAAAAGCGCCGGATGAAGTGCGGAATGCGATTGAGCGGTTTCGCTTAGGCGTAGCCAGTAGAGGGGATGAGAAGCTTTTAAGAGAACATGGTTTGCGCGGCTTAGGTGACATACAAGGGGTACCAAAGGTAACTGGTGCTGGCGTTGAGATAACGCAAGACCCCGTCGTCGATTCACTTCGCAAAGCTATAGGTTTGGCAGCTAATGAGCCTTTAATATCCAAGGTTCTTGAGCGCAGCCGCTCCGGCCGTCCTACTAAAAGAGAGCCTTTACCCATCGGCACTGAGGGGGCAATCTTAGAGGCTGGCTTCGATAAAGCCTTACCAGAATCTGAGCCTTCTCTCCCCTTCGAAAAGGGCCAAGCCTTCGGGCGCACCCAGAAGGAATACGAGCGCCTCCTAAAGGCTATCGAAGAGCAAACGAACGACGACGCAGCATGGCTCAAGCGCCGTGGCGAAGCCCAGGCTAAGCTCGAAGCCTCCGTCGCTTGGAAGGAAGAAGCGGCCAAGATCGAGCCAGACATTCGCGCAGGCGTCCTCGCTAATCCTATGATCGCTGCGTGGACGCGGCTGAAGAAGGTCAAGCTCGATCCGCAAGAGCTCACCCTGGCGCAGGCTCAGGCCCTTCCGGAACTTGTTGGTCCTGGAGGACTTCATCCCGACGATGCCGCAGGTCAGTTCGGCTTCTCTACAGGGGCAGATCTCCTCCGCGCTCTTCAGGGCGTAGCCGACGAGGCAGCCGCAGGCAAGGGGGACATTGTCGACCGCTTAGTCAAAGCAGAAGTCCAGAGGGTTCTTCAAGAAAAGCTTGGAAAGACTCCTAAGGAAGTCCTTGATGACAAGATTGACCAAGCCCTCTCTCTCTCCACGATGGAGATGCTGCACGAGCAAGTCCTCGCCCTCGGCACCCGTTTAGGCGGAGCCCTTCCGCTTAATAAGGCCGCGATGGATTGGGGAGCGGTGGAGCTTCTAAAGGGCAAGCCTTACGCGAAGCAGTCGGCGATTAAGCTGCTGAATCAGGCCGCGACGGAATTCCGCAAGATCGAGAAGGCCATTGGCGTTGGGAAGGAACTCGAAGCCTTCCAAGCCATGCAGAATCAATACCTCCTTACTGCGCAAGCGAAAGAGATGCGTGCGGTGGAAAAGGAAGGGAAGGAGTTCGATAGGAATGCTAAGCGGTGGCGGTCTCGGGAGGTTGCGAACTTTCCGATCGAGCATACCAACTTCATTCACGATATCCTCAGCCGAGTTGGAAAACAGGTCAATAGAAGTCCGGAGGACCTCAAGGACGCGATAGATCGAAGCGGATATAAATCCCTCGATGAGTTCGTCGATCACCTTTCTAGAGTTGAGGGCTGGGACGTTCCTGTGGCTGAGTTTCTTCGCGATTCCTCCAAGACGAAGAATGTCAAGGACATGACTGTCGGAGAGTTTCGAGCGCTTAACTACTCTATCCGCACCTTGATCAAGCGGGGAAGAGATTCCGAAAAGGTCTACAAAGCCGGCGAAGCCATTGATCGAAAGGACTTGGTCGACGCCGGTCGAGAGTATCTGCAAGCCCTTGGTCCTCCAGGGAATGTGCCTTTGAACGAAACTCCAACTTACAGCATATTCCACGCAGCCAGGATGGCTTATTGGTCCAATATCACCACCGAGCGCGTGTTTGAGCGATGGGCTAGAGGGAATCCAAGGAACGTCTTCACTGAGTGGTTGGCGAATCCGTTGATTGCAGGCGGCTACCACAGGATGGAGATGACGAAGGAGTTCTCCAAGATCTATCGTAGCCTTGGAAAGATTGGTAAGCCTGGTGCGAAGGTAGACAATGACTTGTTCCTAGATCCTGATAAGTTGAAGGACGGGATTGAATACTACATTCCCATGACCCACCTTGATGCAATGGCGGTCTTGGCGAATATGGGGAACTTGAGTAACGCCTCGAAGCTCGCTTCAGGCTATAACCTTCGAACTCCTGATGGGAAGCCAGACGTTGAGCGCATTCGCCAATGGCTCTTTAGAACGCTTTCTCCTAAAGACTTCGACTGGATGCAGAACTATTGGGATAAGATCACCAAAGAGCTTAAGCGCCGAGCGGATGTAAACGCTGTTGCAGAAAGCGACGTTCCGGCTGAGAACATTCCTCTTGAAGGCTTCGACACTCCTTGGGGGAAGCATTACGAAGGCGGTTATCAAAAGTTAATGCCACACTATATGTGGGAAGGGAAGCCGCAGGCCGAAGCTTTCAACCTCGAAGGCCGTGAGTACACTAGAGCCTCCACCCCTAGACGCTTCGAGAAGGAACGAACAGGAGCTACCTATCCAATATCGTTGGACTTCAATCGCGTCGTTCAGTCCTCAATGACTGAGATGATCCACGACATTGCCATCCGTGGGCCTGTTCGGGAGTTTGCTAAGGCTCTTCGAGATCAAGACCTTCGTCGAGCGATTCGAATGTACGACAACCCAGAAGTCCTACAGCTTATGGAAGAGTGGCTTAAGAGCTTGTCCAACTCTGGAACTCCCCCAACTAAATCGCAAGCAGCATTTTATAAGCCTCTAGCTTGGTACCGAAAGAACGTCGTTGGTAACACGCTAAACTTTAGGCTCAGCACTCCAATGAAGCACGGGCCTTCATCTTTGATGCGAAGTATCGTGGAGGTAGGACCTATCGAGTTTCTGTGGGCCTCGACGCAATTGCTTGGTGGGCCTCTTCATATCAGCGATAAGAACATGCAATTCGTCAATGAAAATAGTCGGGAGATTCCTCAGCGGGATAATTTCTGGGAAAACACAATAACTGGCGCCACGGAGCAGGTGACTGGCAAGGCTGGAATTATCGAACTCGGGCAAAGGCTGGGTCGAAGCATGGTTGCGCTTTCTGATGCCATCTCAACACGTCCGACTTGGCTCGCTGCGTTTAACAAAGTCTACCGAGAGACAGGGGATATAGAATTCGCCAAGTTACAAGGCGATACAGCTGTCGTCAAGGCCCACGGTAGCGCTAATCCGGCGAGGAAGGCCCCAATTATGCTAGGTGGCCCTATCTCTCAGCTATACACGTCCTACATGGGGTGGTTCAATACTGTCGCACAGGCCTTTGACGAGTCCATGTGGAGGCAGAAGTACGGTTGGGATAGTTGGTCAAAGGGTGAATGGCAAAAGGGCTTCCAGCAGAATGCTAGAGGCGTTTATCTCTTGGCTTCAACGGTGCTTATTATCGGTGCTGTTGAGCATTATGTTGAGGAAGCTTTGAAAGGGGACGACCCAAGAGAAGTGAAGAAAGGAGCGGGGAGAAAAGTTGCAGACTTCCTTCTTCGTGCTGGTACCGCTCCTTACCCATTGGTTAGAGACATCGCCTATGGTTTGGAGACAGGCGGGGACTTCGCGTTCGGCATTGCTGGTTCAGGTCTGCAAACTATTTATCATGCCCTTGTCGAAGGGTCAAAGGCAATTGACGAGGCTACTAGAAGCCACGGAAAGCTTTCGCCAAAGACGAAGTCCTCTCTTATCCAACAAGGCCTTGGTGGCATTGGAATATTCACTGGTGGCCTTCCAGGAGAACAAATAGGTATGACAGCGGCGGGCTTCCATCGGTGGCTAACAGGGCAGGAACGACCGCAGACGGGTTGGGATGCATTCAGGCTCCTCGCTAGAGGGCATGTGCATCCGAGGAGGTATTAATATGATCGGCACAATGGGTTATCTCGTCGGCGGCCTCGTCGTATTCTCCTACGTGGTCGTCGTTATGTCTTACATTCATTACCCGCCAATGGCGCAGGGGGAGACCATGCAGGTTCTTTCCGTCCTTATCGGAAATCTCGGGAACATGGCCGCGCTTGTCGTCGGGTACTACTTCGGATCTTCCGCTAGCGCCTCGAAGGGGCCAGCGCCAGCGGAGCCACCTAAGGTCCCTGAAGGAGGAGTGAAGTGATCACACCAACTATTGGTCGAATGGTTTGGTACACGCCAAACAGTTGTGATCTTACCCAAGCTGTTAGAAAAGACGAACAACCATTTCACGCGATGGTAGTTTACGTTTGGAATGACCGGCTAGTTAACCTTGTGGTTTATGACCACAATGGGATGTTCTTCAGGAAGACTTCGGTTAAACTTCTTCAGGATGACGCTATGCCTAACGAGGGAGAGCCTTATGCTCAATGGATGCCCTATCAGAAAGGGCAAGCGGCAAAGTACGAAGCACTCGAAAAGGAGAAAGCAAATGCGTAAGTTCCTTCTTCTCTCAACCCTCCTTGCCACCCCAGCCTTCTCGGCGGATCTTCCGCTCAAGCAATTGAAGGCTCCGCTCACGTCCTCGCCGACTTGCCAATGGTGCGGGCTGTACTTCGGCGCTAGCGTTGGCTACGGCGGCGCTGACTTCATCGCTGACTTCAACGACTCCGATCCCTTTGCGGATTTCAAGTCTCAATCTGTCAAGCACAGCGCGAACAGTGTAATCGGCGGCGGACATCTTGGCTACAACTACCAGTTTGGTATGCTAGTGGTCGGAGCCGAGACTGACTTCTCTATCACCGGCCTCAAGAATACCGCCAATGGCGTTGAGACCACCTTGCCGTGGCTCGGCACCACACGGTTGCGCGGTGGCTTCCTAGTCACCGAATATCTCCTGATCTACGGAACCGGCGGTGTTGCCTACGGACATGTCAAAGTCGGTAACGATGCCTTTGTGGCTACTACGCCAGCGGTCGGCTGGACTCTTGGTGGCGGCGCGGAATACGCACTCGGTCCTAATATCGTGATCGGTGCTGAGTATCTTCACGTCGATCTCGATGGGCCAAGCCTGACGGTTGGTACGCAAACGATCGGCACTCGGTCGCCTATTGATCTCGTCCGTGGTCGTCTAAGCTATCGCTTCTAAACCTCCGGAGGCCAAGGTGCAAATACCTGACGAGATCCGTCTAGGCGCAGAGCTCCTTGGCCTCCTTGCTACAGGAGGGACTATTCTATTCAAGCTCGGACGTATGGGAGAGAAGTTCGAGGCTCACTCGAAGCAGCTGGAGGAGACCAAGATGGCAATCAATAAAATAGAAGAGACCCTTCAGGCCGTTGCGGTCCAGAAGGATCAGATTGCGTCTATTCGAGAAATGATGACGCTAAGCACGAAGCGAACGGATGACACATTCGCTCGGATCTTCAATACCCTTGAGCGTCAGGGAAGCTTGAAGTAATTCAGCCCGTCCCGATCTTGCCCAGCGATTAAGACCATCCTACTTCCCACCATTAGATCGATCGATCGCTGAACCGTCGTTAGCGGAACCCTTTCTGAAAGGAAGTGGACCAGCTGCGTCTGCGAGACGGTTCGGCCCCCGATAAAATGAATCGCTTCCTCCAGCGCTCGAGAGTCCACACTCGAGCTTACTTGGAAAGTGTAGGGCATGAGGCGCTCTGCACCTGTGAGCCACTCAAGCGCGCGGTCGAAGTGCTCTTTGCCGATCGACAGGTCATCACCAGTATCGACTGCTGCGATAATAGAAAGCTTGAGTAAGTGAGCGCCTCGTCGAGCGCAATAGTGCTTGAGTCGAGGATGAGTTGGGGCAGGAGCGCAACTGGCTTGTCTCCAAGCGTTGTAGGCAGCGCGGTAAGGATCAGTAACGCGGCAAGGGCCTTGGAGGCCAAAGATTGATAGAAGGTCATGAGCTAGGTCCTCCGAATGAGGGGTTGCGCTTGCCGAGAAGATATCATCCTTCAGCGGACGATCCTCCGAGAAGATCAAGATCGTCCGCGCCATCAGCCCTTGATCCCAAGCGCCTTCCGGGATGATCTTCATCATGTAGGAAGTGGTCGTTCCTGCGAGGATAGAAAGCTGCGGATGTGGGATATCAATCTCCACCTTTGCAACTCGGCGAGTTTGTGAGTAAGGCTGGACATCGTAGAAGGTTGTAAGAGCAGCCACCAAGGCGCGATCGTATTCGTGCATAAGCGCTGAAAGCTCGTCGGGCATGACGAGCATAGAGTTAAAGTTAATATGGTCTTCGTCGCGCAACCCAACTGAGTAGTTGACGGAGCCTTTTCTGTCTAGCTCGTCGATCAAGCTTGCCCCTGTCGTGGAGGTCGATGCGATGTGGAGGCCGTCTACCTCTCTGAGGTACTTCCCTATCGCCCCGATCGTCTGCGACTTTCCTATCCCTGGAGGGCCTACTAGGAAGGAGTAAAGATTCGGGAACAGCGGCGATTGCTTCGCATTGATCCAAACCTTCTGCTGGAGCACAGCGCCTAGCGCAACTATCGCTGCCCACCTGCGGTAAACCTCCGGGCTCTCCAGCCCTTCAGTTTCCTCAACGAAACTTTCTATCCAAGATCGACACCTTCGCTGGGCGCTGCCGTTTGTCCGTCCCTTTGTAGGACTTGAGCCCAGCCGGGTTTGTCTTTGCATCGAACTCTCCAAAATTCCAGCCGGTCTTAACTCCGTAGGGGATGACAAGCTGCCTATCCCGAATGGGAATAGGCCAAGGCAAAAGCCGAAGGACCTTCTTGATAACATCCGCTTCCTCCTCCTCAGGGTATTGGATTACGATGGCGTCGTGGACTTGCATGAGAAGTTGGGCACAACGATTTCTCCAGACGGCAAGCATTCCACGGTTAACGATATCGGCAAGCGATCCTTGTGGATCATATGCAATGGCTTCGCGAATGGTCGCAGGATCATTTCTTCGACCCCAGAACTGACGCTTGCGGCCAGTAAGATTGACAATTGTACCTGTTTCTTGAATTGTTCGTTCGACATGTGCGTGCCACCTTAAGCGCGCCGGGAAAGTCCGGAAGTAAATCGGTTGAAACTCCTGAATCAACTCAATCTCCACCTTCGCTTGCTGCGCTAGCGTCGCGGCCTTGCCCCCGTAATTGGTCCCATGACCAATCTTCTTGCACATAAACCGTCTCGAATAGTGACGGTAATATGGCTGTTCGGCGAGGATCTTATCAGCCGCAAGATCATTCGTCCAAGGAAGTCGTGGCCAGACAAGTTTCGCCACCGTGGTGTGTAGGTCCCCCGATTCACAGGCGTCGAGATACTTACTGTCACCAAAGAGTTGGACCTCGATCCCACCCACGACACGACTTTCCCCCTGTTCCGCATCGAAGTACCCCATCTTCATTCCTGGATCGGCGACGAGGACGGATCGGAGGAGGTCTTCGATGTTTTGGAGATTACCGCCCGTACCAAATTCCGATAGACTTGAACTAAGCCTCCCTGTGTTTGTTCCCCCGATGTTGTAGGAGGTCCTAATTCGACCATCAGGATCAATCTCGGTTTTGAGTACGGAGATCTTTTTAGCGATATCGCGCATTGTTGTAAGATGGGAGAGGATTGGTCTTGCGATAAGATACTCTTCCATTCGTTCAATAGCATCTCGATCGACGGTAATAGAGCCACGTCGTTTGATAGGTGGAATTCTAAGTTTTCCATAAAAAACCTCCTGTAGTTGTGGCGGCGAGCGCCAGTTGAAGTTGACTATCCCTAGACCTTCGCGGACGATCCTCTCAAGTTGGGTTTCGAGTCGGTCCAGAAGTTCGTGGTAGGCTTCGAGGACTTCCAATCTTCGTTCGTTGTCGACCAGCACTCCTCTAAGCCGCATCTCAAGCACCGGCCCCTGAAGCTCCTTTGAGAACCGATACGTCGCATCTGTGTAATTGTCTAACTGTGGTCGAAGCACTTCGAGAAGCTCGAAGGTGATGGAGGCGTCGAGGCCATTGTACGTTTGATCCCTTTCCCAGGCATTAAGCCGTGTAGGACCTAGCCTATCAGTGTGTACTATCTTCACTGTTGGGTTCCATCACCGAGGAAGCCCATTGGGTTAGTTCCATATGGATACTCCTCCGTACTAACCCACTTTTCACCATCCCATTCGTATTCAAGTCCTGATATAAGATTTAACCATTTATCGCCAATCTCGTGTTCCATATCACTCATCCCTCTTCGTCGTTTTCCTCTTCCGCATGTCCTTCCAAGAGCCCTCGTCGGTGTAGATCGAGCCTAGAAATCCAAGAGCCTTCAGGCTCTCTGGCTGCAAACTATAATGAAGCAGCATCGTATCCTCCTCCGCCCCCGCGACCCTTATTCCCATGGCTCTAAATAGGAAAGCGGTGTCGAAGAGCCCATTCTGAAAGATCTTTCCCTGTCTTGGATCTTCACAAACTCCTCTGATATACGCCCAGACCTCTCGTTCAATATCCTTAGTAGCCCAATAGTTTCCCCCCAGCTTTCTTCCGTCACGGAACGGTATAACCAAGGCCCTTGCTCTTGAAGGAGCAATTCCAAAGCAAGTAATCTGGTTTCCGCTTGTCTCAATATCGATAGATACGAGTGGAACTCCTTCGATAAACTTTCGGTGAAAGTCATAGATGTCCTCCAAGGTTGGTTCGATCCAGATCTCTCGCTTAGGGCGGATGATCTCTGGGTGGGTGGATTCGCGAAGGGCCTTCCCGAGGTCTACAACTCCAATCGGTCGTAGCGCCCATTGGCGTAGTATTCCAGCTGGATGGTAGGTGGGGAGGATCTTGAATCCACTACAAGTGTGAGTTGATAAGACTGTAACCCCTCGCAATCTGCTAATAGTAGTCTTGCCAAGGAGCGCCCATGCCGCAGTATTACCCAACGCAATGACGATATTAGGATCTTCCGCAAGAAGCTCATCGGAAAGCCTTTCAAGTTCCGGCGTGAATTCTCCACGAACGTAGTCCCCGCGGTAGTGGTTGAAGTCTTTCTTGTTGCCCTTGAGGAGCTTGGGATAACCTTGGATCGCCTCCTCCTTCGGCCCGCAGAACCAAGAGCGATCGTTCCCTGGAGGGTGGATGTTGAATACGTTCGTGAGGAAGCAGTCTGCTCGGTGAATCCCGGCCTCGGAGAGCATCTTCGTTAGTTCGTAGCCAGAGCCGCCAACGAAGGGAGAGCGCTGCTTGGCTTCCTCAGCGCCCCAAGCTTCGCCGACGATGGCGATGCTAGTCATTAACGGCTCTTGGATGAATCGTGAAGGAAATGTGGTCGTTCTCTTGAACTAGGTCTCCCTTATATTCAGCAGACCTTTTCAATCGACGATACCACTCTATTATATCTTCGGGCTCTCCTTTGAAAGACACGATCACTGGTTGCGGTTGGCGGGGAAAATCCGTCATAGCCGATCAGCCACTAGCTTAGCATACCCAGCTATGTCATCCCAATGATCCTTGTGATCCGGGTTCCCCGCTAGGATTCTCCCGATCTTGTGGGCGATCATTTCGAGGGCTTCGCGTTGGACCATTGATAGATCCTTGTAGGTGTTCACGCCGAACATTACCTCCTTAAGCTCTTGCGTTAACGCTGCGTGCACTCCGAAATCCCCATTGGTCTTGCCGCGTTCTGCTAGAAGATCTTTGGTTTCCATCTCTTCCTCCAATCAAGTGAGGCAGGCGTTGGTTCCTGCCTCACAAGGCCCTAATCGCTCCTTACTAGCGTTGAGCCGCAACGCTACGGATTACGGCGTGTGCCGTAAACTCAATTCCCGTACTTCGCCGTCCCATCGATCTGGGCGTAAATGCTCTGCCCGTCGCTTGATGGAGTGTGCTTGATCTCGACGACGATCGTCTTCCCTGGCGCCTGCTCGATCTGCTGCCGCGCGGTGCCTTCGTTCTCGATCTCGCAGTTGTCAAGGAAGACGCGGAGACGATTGTATCCGCCCTCGGTCTCGTAGTAGAACGTGAGGGGCATGGTCTTCTCGCCGAAAGGGCCGAAGTCCTGAAGCTCGTCGGCGTCCACGTCTTCCAAGGCTTCGGTGAGTTGGATCTGGAACTCGACGAAGGGCGTCTGCTTCTTCGTCGACTTGTCGAAGCGCGGCATCCCTTTGACGATCCCGACGTAGTGGCCGACGGGGAGCTTGGGGAATTTGATGTCTTGTGAGGGCATGTCGAGGATTGAGGAGAAGTTGGGCATTGTTGAGTTCCTTACGTTCACGTTGCGGGTTCGTAGGTTGCTTCGAAGATGTCAGGTTTGCAGGGGTAGATTTCTCCTTTCACGCCTTGGATGATCCAGTCGCTAGGGTTGGCGAATAGCGTTCCTTCGAGGGTTACGATATCGAGGAACTGGCCCCTAACCACTATCTTGCCTTCCTCAAGAGCTTTGCAGTACCAGTCAGGCGCCGGCTCTGGTGCCTCTGGCAGCCACTGTACCGCTTCGATTACTACTGGTTTCTTTCTGAACTTCATGGGAGCTCCTTAGTATGCTGAAGATATCCGCTAGGCCTGTGTCAATCGGCACCTCCTTTGGCATGGTGAAGGGCTTGGCGTTGGCGAGGTCGAACATGGCGGAGGAAACGGTCTCGATGACCCTTTTCCCGCCAGAGTTCTTGTAGCGGAAGATGTTGTTGAAATAACGAGGGATCAACGGGGATAGCGCAGAACCTACGGAGTTCGGATAGCCCTTCTTCGTCCCGTCAGGGTTCTCCACATACTTAATATGAGAGATCACGATTACGTTCGTTCTAAATCCTTCCCCGGTGAGATCCGCGAGGACGTTCTCGACAGCGTTCTGTGCATCTCCGTAAACTGCTCTTTTATCGTACTGACCATCTCTCGAACGGGGTACAAGGGGCTCGCGGAAGTCATAGGCTGCATCTGACAGGAAGGTAAGTGAGTCGATGACAAGGATGCAACCTGCTCCCCATTCTGCAGGCACACCAAGGTCAACGTCATCGTACTTCCATCGGTCCAGCATCTTAAGCCCATCTGGAAAGGCCCGCGGGCCTCCGGCGATAACGGAACCGGCGGGGGTGGCCTTACGTCGATCTCGGAGGGTTCTGTACTCGACGTTTCCAAGCTTGTCGGGACAGTCCCGAATGACGAACTGCTTGAGCACGTCGAGCCCGTTGTCGTAATCCAGGATTCGAAGTTTGAATCCTGCAGAAACGAGGGACGCGAGGGAACCTGTTTTTCCACTTTTTGAGTCTCCTTCCAGGAGGATCTTGGTGAATTCATTCGATTGGTGGTTGGATAAGCTGGGCAAGGGTGACCTCCACGGATAGCTCTGGAGCTAGTATCGGACCTTCGTACTTGTATGGAATACGAAAGGAAACTTGGCCTACGCGCAACCAAAGCTCTTGCGCATCGAAGCCCCAGCTATCAACAGGGATTATTACCTTGGTTTTAGCGGATTCCATCTCTCATTCTCCTGGGTAAAGGCACTCTCAAGAAACCTCTGCTGCACCTTCGGGCTCTTCGAGCAAACCTCGCGGAAGCGGCATCCGCCGTACATTCCGCAGGCCGTGTCGTTCATGGGCCAATGGCCTTCCTCGGCGTAGCGCTCCGCTTGTCCGAGCCATCGCTCCGTATCCGCAAGCCATTCTTCGAGTTGGTCGTTAGTACGATAAGTGATACCACGTACAGGACGGATAAAACCAACAGCCACTTGTACAGCATCGACGATCACTCCTTTAATCGGGGATTTCATAATGGTCTGGGACGCGATGGTATAGGTGGTCATTTGGTTGTGCGGATTGAAGCCATCGAAGTAGCGGCCGCTTGGCGTGGTCGTGGTGGTCTTGTGGTCCATGACGAAGAGATCACCGGAGAAGGAGACGATTTTATCTAGGTGGCCGCAGAGGAGGTAGTTTGGTATCGGGCCATGTGAGAAATCGTCCCCTGCCCATTCTTGAGGATCATCGGGTCCGAAGTCCAGTTCGAAAGCGAAGCTCAACTCCACCGCCGGCTTCCCGTTCTCAAGAATGACCGTCTTCGCTGCATCATTCTCATAATGGTCCAAGTACCACACAACCGTTCGTACGAGATTCTCTTTGCTCTTAAGCTCCTCTGACTTTGTCCCAGGCTTCGGGTTCCAGTCATTAATCCTTTGAAGAAGAGCTCGAAGGGTGTCATGGACTGAATCGTCATGGGAAACCTCCTTCGCTTTGCGGCGCTCGTAGTCCTCCAACGCGCGGTGGAATTCCTGCCCCCAACGAAGATGGATAGCGTCGCCGCGGCCTTGCCAATTCTCGACTAGGGTGTATTGGTAGTAGCGCGGGCAGGTCTTTAGCGCGGAGAGAGACGTAGAGTCCCAAGCATACTGAATACTTGTGCCGGAAAGAAATGGCGAAGTGGATTCGCTAGGGCTCCCACCTTGGATGGGACATATTCCGGCCTCGCCTTGTGCTTCTCGTAATACCATTGCACACTCCATACTTGGTGCGGAAAGAGGATCGAGCGCAGGCAGGCATTACGCCGTTCCGCTCGGTAGGTCTCTGCTTCTCTCATTGCAAGCTACTCCCAAACTCTGCGCCAGCCACCATCTGGCTAATCTCGTCAGCGATCTGCCGCCTTAGTGGCTTGTCCGTGCGGAATTGATCGCAGAGCATTATATACGTGGCCACCAAGATAGCTACGCCTTCCATTGGCTCTTCGGCCAGTTGGATTAGTAGCTCAAGTACCATCGTGGCCTTGCGGTTATCGACTAGAGTCATTAGAACCTCCTCACAAATCCTTTAATCTCCGGCTTCTTGATATCCAAGGCCTTGACGAGATCGATGTCATCGACCTTCTTTGGCTTCACCCCTCCCTCGTAGTCCTTTCGGTGCTTGCGCAGGTGCGCTATGATGTGGTCGAGGTCGGAAGGTGTTACCTCCTCCGCGGCGCGGTTAAGGGCTTCAAGGACTGGGTCACTCATGTCACTCCTCCATCGGCCCAAGTTCCGTCTCTACTTCTAGGAACAACACCCTAATAGCATCTCTGAGAGAGGCATAATCGTCATATTCCCAGAGCAAATGGTGCAATGCTTCTTTGATCTCGGGCATGTCTATTCTGGTCTTTTTCATGCTACTCCTCCATCGGTCTGTAGTCCCCGTCCAGCCGCACTCCCGAGACGTTCCTTGCGCGGACGATCCAAAGTTCGTCTTTCTTTTTCACTAGGTAGAAACCGAAGAGCTCTGGCTTATCCTTTCGGTAGGCGAATAGCTCCTTCTCAAGCGCAGCGGGGTCACAATCGATGACCTTTATTCCGTAGTCGTCCTCAAGTGCTGCGGACCAGATTTCTTCAGGGGTCTTTCGCAAGGGCCTTCTCCAGGCGCACCCGCAGCTCTAGTATAGCCGCATCATGATCCGTCCATTTGACCCAGCCGCCATGAGCGGTTCCGGCCTCTAGCTCGCGGATGCGAGCGGCGGCTTCCATCATAGTATCAGCAGTCTTCTTGCCGTTGACGATTATATCCTGCTGCGGAATCCAAGCAGGATTCTCTAAGCGTTCGATCAAATCGTTCATGGGATCTCCTGGTCTTCAGCAAGGTCGAATTCTGCAAGGTCTGCAACTATCCGTTCGTGAGCCTCCTCCCCCCAAGGCTCAATCTCCTCGATGTCCGCCTCGGTGAAGTCGTTCTTCGTTAGCTCGCAGGCCCATCGGCCTTTCTCTTCGACGAACGAAAGCCGCACGGAGACCTTGTAGTATTCCGAACTCCCGTGGAGCGGATGGTCAGGTTGGTAGACCCGGCGGTTAAGCTCCTTGTCTAAGGCCCTGGCTTTATTCAGCCGGTTCCGCAGGTAAGTCGTCGCTTCTATAGTGTCGCGAAAGACTCGGACGCCTTTCTTGCTCGCAAGCGCCCGGTCGAAGATCTCGTAGCAATCGGCGTAAGCCTTACGATCTAGTGGTAGTGCCAT